TTAGCAGCAGTGCGGATTTTGAAGAAGCAGTTTCACTTTTTCAACTCTATAAACCTGTGAAAATTGCAAGACCATTGAGAGATGAATTTCACAATTTCATAAGCAGACATTTTATGAATATGGGAGTTGAAAAATGGAGTGCAACAATTTATCCGCAAGTAAAAAGCTACAAGTTTCAACGGACGTAGCATTGCTGCTAACTACAATATTGGCGTAACTGACTGTAAAATATGACTGATTACAAAGAAGATAGCTTTATCATTACTTACTCTAATCATTTAGAGTTTAATGGAGTTTTGTTAGCTTTTCGTAAAAAAGAGTTATTTAATATCTCTAATATACCTCAACATATAAAGCAAGTAAATATTAATGGCTCTTATGGTTGGTGGATTAATAGAAAGTTTTTAACAGTAACAAAAGCAAAAGAACTAATAAAACAAGAACCCAAACAGGTAGATGTTACCAACCTACAATGGTACTTACAGATAGAATTAAACGAATGCTTTAACTTATGGAAAAAATAAACGAATATCTAAAAAAACAAAAAGAATCCTCCCTCCTAAGAGAGGAGCTAAAACAAGAGGTTATTAACGAGTTAACTCCTAAATTAAAATCAGAGCTTGAGAAGGAAATCAAATTAAGAATAATGACAGATATAGAAAAAAACTACTACTTAACGCCAATCCGAAATGGAGAGATCAATGTTGATTTTTTTATAAATATGGTAATTGATAAAACTTCTCAAGCCTATTTTATTTCAATAAATGACATTAAATCAAAAAACAGAGTGCATCCAAGACCAGAAGCAAGGCACGTTATAAGTTATATATGCCGGACAATGAAGCAAGTTCCATTTGTATATATAGGAAAGGTATTAGGTGGCAGAAATCATGCAACAATATTATGGGGAAAAAATCAATGCCTTAACCTTATGACATATGATAAGGAGTTTAAATTGTTGGTAGATGGAATAATAAAAAGTGTTAATAACGAGTTAGTTAAGTAAATAATTTTTTTAATAAATTTTATTATTTAAAAAATAAGTGTTAAATTTGCAAAACAATACATGAGAACATGAGTGTTAAGGCTATTGTGGATGAACACTTTGAGAAAAGGTATAATTATTATAAAACGGTAGCCTTTAATTACTGTAAGGATGCTGACACAGCATATGAAATTACTCATGAACTTTATTTTTTGCTTTTAAAGGTAAAGAATGAAACGATTGAAAAATTCAGCAAAGCAAATGCCTTACATCAGATAGGATTAAGGATTATTTGTTCATTATGGTACAAAAGATTCAACATAAAAAGATATGATAAAGGAACTACATCATCTCTATTTATAACAGGAAATTCAACAAATTTTATAGATGTTAATAATGTTTTAATTAAAGAATCAAAAGACGAAGATATTGAGGATGTACTTTCTATATTAGAAAGTAATATAATAGAAATGTTAAATAGTAAAGATCAATCAAGTAACATAACTATATTCTTACAGGCAAATGCAACAAGTATAAATGAAATACATAAACACTCAGGTATAAGTCGATTCTTTTTAACAAAATCATATAATGACGCAAAATCAGAATTAAAAAAACGGATAAATGAAAAATCACATTAAACAAAACGAACAAACATTTAAGCTATGGATAAGCCTTAATGCTAAACTCCAACCATCAGCTGACATATTAAAGCCTATTATCCCAGAGTTTATAAAAGAAAACCCGGGCGTTAATATAAACAACTGCCCAGAATGCTTAATTGATATGTTAAGATGGGCTTTAATTCAAATTAAAGAAACACCAAAGAGAAATGATAAATAACACATTCGATATATTAATTAAATACGTGCAACCATTTCATATTGAGATAGTTCATTCTGAAATAATAAAACAATCAATAATCATATACCTATCGTAATTGGAAAAAATAAATATATAGAAACAGTTAAGTCAATAATGATAACTTTACATAATAAAGAAGTAGATGAGTCATCCAACTAGAATATTTAAAACACCCGATGAGCTAAAAGAGGCTTGGGATATGTTTAAGGAAAACCTTAAAGAGCAGTCTAAAGAATGGGTAAGGGTTCAATATGTAGGTAAAGACGGATACAGGGTAGCAGAACCAACAAAAGTTCCATATACATTGGAGGGATTTAAAAGATATTGCAGAGAAAAACACGGGGAGGTTGAGCAGTATTTTTCTAATCAAGACGGTTATTATCATGACTTCATTGGTATCTGCCGCGCGATAAGGGAGGAAATTAGGGAAAATCAAATAATAGGAGGTTTACTTGGGTTCCATAACCCATCTATAACTCAGCGACTTAATGGACTTGTTGAAAAAACAGAAAACGCTAACATTGAACAACCGTTTTTCCCTGAAACAAAATAAATGCCATTTGTTAGAACAACCGCAATAAATAAAATACTTGCGTTACGTGGGCGAAAGAAGATTATACAAGGTGGAACTTGGGCTGGCAAGACATACGGAATAATTCCTATTTTAATTAATTACGCTACTCAAAGAAGTAATAAGACAATCACTATTGTTGCCGAAACTATCCCGGCAATTAAAGGTGGTGCTTTAAAAGATTTTAAGAATATAATGCGTGATACAGGGCGTTGGTACGAATCAAGATTTAACGCTTCTGATTTACATTATACATTTGCAACAGGCACAAAGATTGAATTTAAGTCATTTGATTCAGTTGGTAAGGCTCAAGCAGCAGGTAAGCGTGATGTGTTATTTATTAACGAAGCTCCATACATTGCATATGATATAGCAGATGCCTTAATAGGCAGAACTGTTGAGGACATTTACATAGACTTTAATCCTACATCTGAATTTTGGGCGCATACTGAAATATTACCAAATAAAGATGCTGAATTTCTTTTATTGAAATATACTGATAACGAGGCACTTCCTAAGACTATTTACGATGAATTAATGATGAAGTTGGATAAAGCCCAGCGAGAAAAAGAGCAAGGCATTTTAAATGGCTATTGGTCTAATTGGTGTAGGGTATACATTGATGGTGAGATAGGGTCTTTGCAAGGTGTTGTATTCAATAATTGGACATTAATTGACGGCATCCCTGCCCAAGCAGAGTTAATCGCTTATGGATTAGATTGGGGGTTTTCAAATGACGAAAGTGGATTGGTTGCTGTTTATAAATACAATGGCAAAATTTTATTAAATGAATTGATTTATGAAACAGGGTTAACGAATACAATGTTAGCAACAAAGATGTTAAATATAGGTATACCATTTACCGCTGAGATAATAGCTGATAGTTCAGAGCCAAAATCAATAGCTGACCTTAAAAACATGGGTTACGTTAATGTAACCCCAGCAATTAAGGGGGTGGATTCAATCCGGCATGGTTTAGATATAATGCAAACATTGGAAATGTTAGTAACTAAGTCAAGTACTAATTTAATTAAAGAGCTGAGAGGGTACAGATGGCAGGTTGACAAATCAGGTAAGTCTATTAACAAACCAATAGATCATATGAACCACTTAATAGATCCCACTCGTTACGTTGCTATCAATAAATTAAGCACTCAGGAAGTGTGGGATTTCATCTAACATTTCAGAAAAAAAAAGCATTATACAAGGTATGAGCCGTATACCTTTATCTTATAATAATATTAAAGTAAAAGATTTTATTACTTGTAAAAGAATTGAGAAAGAGAATGTGTCTTTAGCCGATAAACGAGCAGCGTTAATTTCACATTTTACAGGTAAATCAATAGGTTCATTATCATTGGCTGAAGTTCAATATTATAGAATAAGAGTAGATTTTCTTCTAAATTCGAAAATCAAAACAAAGATAAAGCCGATACTATGGCTTAAATGGAAAAGATATAAAGCTATTACTAATATAGCTGATATAACTAAAGATCAGGTAAAAATATCTGTTAATCAAGCTACCACAGCAAAGGAATTAGCAAAAAATGAAATGAGTGATGTTAACATAGATAAGTTAATAGGGCTTGTTTATTTCCGTTACAAATTTTTCTCTAAACCTAAATTTAACATAGATGATTATGAGGAGATATGTAATGAAATGTTAGAGGCGAAGTTAGGCGATGTATATCCGACGGTTTTTTTTTATTCGAGAGTATTAGAAACATTGAATCAAATTTTACCACACTATTTGATACAGGCGACGGAAACGATAACAGAGATTCTGAAAGAGATAGAGGATCAAATCCATGGGCAGACTTTAGAGAGGGATATGGTTGGTACTATGTAATGCTTCAGGCGTGTTGTGATAACCCATTCTTATTGGAGCAGTTAGGTAAATGGACATACATTGAATTTTTGACGTACTTGCAGTTCATGAAGCAAAAGGGAGAAATAGAATTGTTTTTAAAAGAAGTAAATAAATGAGTGTTGAGGCTATATTAAATGAATTTGGATTAAAACTTGTAAAAGATATAAAGTCTAATTTACAAGAGAAGCAAAAGGAGAAATCTTCCAAATATGGCACTCCTTATAACCCGAATAGTAATTTAGTTGCTTCGGTTGATATGAATATAACTATTAAGGCTAATAGTTATATGTTCGAATTAAAAATGGCAGACTATTTTGACATTGTAGATAGGGGGAGAAGGGCAGGAGCAGTAAGTAAGGAAGGACAAAAATCTATTTCTAACTGGATTAAAAGAAAAGGAATAGATGTTAAAAGTATTATTTCTGACATGAGGGAAAAGGCAAAATTAAAAAACCCTCCAAAAACAACCAGAAAAAGAAAAACAAAGAAATTAACTTACGAAGTTGCAAGAAAACAATTTACTTATTTAGTAAGTAGAAAAGTAAAAATGGATGGATTTTTAGGTAATCATTTTTATTCAGAAATAATACTGGATGGTAGATTAGAAAAACTACAAAAAGATATTCAGGATGACTTGAACAATGATATTGAGATAATAATTAAAGATTTTAAGCAATAATGGCAATCACAGTAGTTCAAAATATAACAGCTAACACTCACGTTCCAGCATATAATGACCAATGGTTTACAGCGACATCAAGCGAAACTGCGCAGCCTAATTTTCAGTTTTATGTATCAGTAACAATTTATTATAATAACGGAACATCATGGACAACAAAAGTATATAGAGAGGCGATTAACACTCCGCCTGATGGGTTTCTAAGATTTAATGTTAAAGGATATACAAGGAAATTTATTAAAAACTATTTCCCAATACTTGCAACCATATCTAATGCGTTTTCAAGATGCACGAATGGAGCTTTAAAAGTAAAGGTAAACATAGATGAAAGATACGGCACAACTCCTACTATATATCCTGGGGCTAATGTTACTTATTATGTTTGGAACGCATCTTTAACAGATATGGAGATGTATACATATTCACAAAATAATTATTTAAGTAACAATGGTGCTACATTCATTCCGTTAAATGATTTGCCTGATAACAGAATATTACATTATAGTCAGGGTGCTTTATATTTTCTTTGCGCATCGGATAACGTAATAAGCAAAGCAGAGGTCGTTAATAATGACGGGATGACACAACTATCATTTAATATAACAAATCCATTAATAGCATCAGGTAATTGGTATGATAGGTATATATCATTTCAATTAAACCCCTCTTACTTGGCTGCGGCAGGTGGTGCAAATTGGATAGCTGCAAACGGAACAACAGTAACTATTAATTTTTACGATAATGCGAATGTAATTAGATATATATACAGATTTGTTTATAATGAAATATGTACTAAATTTTATAATTATAACGTTATTTATCTGAATAAAAAAGGAGGGTTTGATTATAAGAATTTTGAATTAGTTAGTGAGGATAATTATAATATTGAAAAGACTAAAATGATTACTAATCATTACGAAGATTCATCAGCAACTGGATATAATAATATCTTTCCTTGGAATGCAAGTCAGAAAACAAATACAGTTCAATTACAAAATTCATTGACATTAAACACTAACTGGTTAAGCGATTCACAGATAACAGCTCTGTTAGAGTTAGTATCATCATCGGTTGTTTACTTGCAGGATTCAGCATATAATACTTATACTATTCATTTTGTGAATAATGGTGAGACAAAGTATAAAAAGAATAAGAAATGGAATACAAATTTATCACATTTTTCTTATAGACAAAGAACATGATAACAAAGTTAATAGTAAATAGCATTGAAATACCTATTTTAAAAGAGATACCAGTTTCTTTAAATTTATCAATCGCAGATATTCGTGATATAAGTAAGCGTGGAGGCTCGTTAACTAAAACGGTTATCATACCAAGTACAGGAGTAGTAGATATTTTATTTGAAAGTGTATTTAGATTAAACATCGAGCTATCAACTTTCAATCCTAATTTAAAATCAGAAGCTATTTATTATATTGACGAGAAAGAGCAGTTTAAAGGCGATTTACAATTACTCAGAATAGTAGATAAGCCAAATGGTGCAAGAGAGTTTCATTGTAACGTAATGGGAAGAGAAGGTAGTTTTTTTATTGATTTAGGTGAAAAACTTTTAACAGATATTGATTTCTCAGACCTCGACCATACATATAACAAAACAGAACAAAAAAACAGCTGGGCTACATCTTACAGGAAATCGGGTGTAGTTACTCCATTCGCATACGGTGAAGGTTATGTATATCCAATGATAAAGTATGGAAATAGTGCATCTGATACTATTTTTGATGTAACACATTTTAAACCTGCAATTCCTGCTCGTGAGTATATGTTAAGAATATTTACAGATGCCGGTTACGAGTGGACATCATCTATTTTAGATAGCGCATTTTTTAAACATTTATACATTACTTGTAACAGGGAGAAAATTGAGTTAACGAATGCTCAAGTGTATTCAAATCAATATTATATTGGGAAAACAGCAGCAACAGTTACAGGGTGGGTGTCAGGTACAACAAATGGATCAGGTGTTTACTCAATAACACCAACGCCTATTAGTCCTGACTATGATTTGGAGACAGTGCCATATTTTGACACTTCAAATCAATACGACTCTGTTACTAATCATTACGCAACAATTTTAAATAGTGGTTTTTATAACGCAGTAGCTTTCGTACAGCAGGACATTAAAGTAAATGCACCATCATTAGTAGGTGGCTTTTGGAGTACAAGCGCACTTAGTTTTGCATCATATATTCAGAAAAATACAGGTAGCGGATGGGTAACAGTTGCATATATTAATAATAATACACAAGTGCCAAACACTCCGTTAGGCACATCGTACTCACTTAAAAGTAATTGTCAGACTGGAAGTATATATTTGAATAGTGGAGATTTAATTAGAGTAATGTCATTTGTAAACACATTATGGAACATCACAACATATAACTCAGGGTTAGCGCCTACCTCTGCGGCATTCACTATTGATTACACCTTTCCGAATGGAGCAGGAAAGAATGAGCATTATATTCTAATGTCAAGCACTACAATTGCAGATGGTAATTCATTACTAATGAATCAAACTATACCTGTTAATATTAAACAAAAGGATTTCGTTAAGTCTATATTTAATTTAATGAATTGCTATGTTGAATTAGATAAATTAAATCAAACTAAATTAATCATTGAGAATAGGGATGCTTTTTATTCTGGTACGGTTGAAAATTGGACAAAAAAAATAGATTATAGTAAAGAATTTCACATACAGCCAATGGGTGAATTGGACGCTATTAATTATGTATGGAAATACAAAGACGATAAAGATTATTACAATGAGGTATATCAAAAACAGTATGTAGATAATTATGGACAAAAGAAAAAAACAATAACAAATGATTTTATTAGGTCTGAAAAAAAGACCGAATTAATATTTAGCCCGACTCCTCTTGTTGGAAATTCCAGTAATAACATAATTTGTCCGCACATATATACCAAAGATTCATCTGGCATTAAACCATTATCTCATAACATTCGATTATTATATTATGGAGGTTTAAAAAATTCAGGAAACCCATGGACATATACAGGTCTATTATCAGGAACAACATCTGAAACTCAGTACCCGTATATAGGACATATAGACGATCCAAATGTACCTACAATTGATTTGAATTTTGATTACCCGAAAGAAGTTTATTATACTTTTTTAATGGCTTATTTTACAAATAATAATATGTACAATAAGTATTATTCTCAGTTTATAAATGAAATTACAGATAAGGATAGTAAATTAATTACTTGCAATGTAATATTAGATGAAATAGACGTGAATAATTTTTCATTCAGGAACAAGATATATATTGAACATCCTGAATATGGAAGCGCATATTACATTGTAAATAAAATAATTGATTATAACCCTCTCGAATACAAATCATGTAAAATTGAATTATTAAAATTAAAAAGATACGATGCTTTCATTCCAGGTACAATTTCAATAGACCCATCATACGATCCAGTTTCAAGTTCTCGAATACCATATAATCCTATCATTAACGATAGTGGAAATACTGATATGAATAACACATTAGCCCTTGGTGATAATAACCGAATATTAGGAAGCGGAAATGTAGCAACAGGGTCGAGTGGGTGTTATGTTGATGAAACAAGCTCTAAAATAAATTTAGTTAATTGCACAAATGTATCAGTAATCGGTGTAACTAATTTTGTTGGCATTGGTTTGAGTAATATAAATATTGATAGCACTTATAATGGTGCTGTGTTGAATGAAAATATTAATTATAACACATCCCAAAGTTGGGAGCTTGTTACTTCAAATTTCAATGTAAATAATGATGTGTCTATTTATTATGTGGATTGCTCTGGCGGCGATGTAACGGCTTTATTCACAGCTTCATCTTTTGGTGATAGAGTAGTTTGTTTTACAAGAATTGATAACTCTTTCAATAAATTTAAGATTGACGAAATCACAGGTCTACCCTCTGTAATAGGCAATCCCTTACCTTACGATACCGGTATGATTAGATACGATTCAATAGATATTAGTTACTATAATAATGTTTTTTATATAAAAGGATAATGGCATATTTTAACCAAATAGAGGTAAGTTATAAAGACTCACCAAATTTAGACGCATTTAACAGATTAAGGATTAGCCCCCCTGTTACATTATTTGATGCTCAAATGACATACGATTTGTCTCCTCTATTATTTGAACAAATAACTAATGGAAGTGGAGCAACAGTAACACATGATACTACTAACAGGAGTGCTTTAATGACATTTAGTTCAACTCCAACAGGGGGTAAATCTTACATTCAATCTTATGAATATATAAGATACCAACCAAGTAAATCTCAATCTATATTATTATCATATAATTTTATTGAACATAAAGCAAACGTATTAAAATTCACAGGTTTTGGAGATTCGAATAATGGATTTTTTTTAGAAAGCAACGGTACTGGATTTCAATTAAGTATTTATTCTGATACATCGAATGGAGACCAAACAGTAACGCAGTCGAATTGGAATTTAGATAAATTAGACGGGACAGGTAAAAGTGGAGTAACATTAGATGTTAGTAAGATAAATATATTTATTATTGATTTTCAGGCTCTATATTCAGGAAGGGTAAGGATGGGCTTTGATATTTGTGGATGTATTATATATGTTCACGAGTTTAATCATGCCAATTCGATAACATCTCCATATATTCAAACAGCTAATTTACCCGTAAGAGCAGGGATGACTTGTACAGGTACTGTTTCAACTACAATGAATCATATTTGTTGTGCAGTTGTTAGTGAGGGAGGCTCTGATTACACAATAGGTTATGAATTTTCTCAAGAAGGTTCTGTAACAGCAAGTAGCGGAGCGAGAACACATCTTTTAAGTTTAAGACCAAAAACAACATTTAATTCAATTATTAATAGGTCAATGATTGGGGTAATAGAAATAAATGTTCTTGTAACAGGAAGTTCACCTGTATATTGGGAGTTGTGTATAGGTCAATCCATAAGTGGCACTACAACATTTAACGATGTTAATACAACTTATTCATCTATGGAATATAACACAGCTGGCACAATTAGTGGTAGCCCTACTATTGTAATTGATTCGGGTTATGTAGCTGCATCAAATCAATCGAAAGGAGAATCATCAATGGTGTTAACCAATCGTTATCCAATAACTCTTGATTCAAATGGATCCGCAAGATATTTAGGAACTTTAACATTATTAGTTACAGGCATAGGTAGTAGTTCAGCTTGTAGAGGTGCAATTAAATTTAGGGAGGTAAGATGAAAGAAATAGAAATAAATATGATTGAAGGAATAGCCTCAATAGAAGCTATTATGGTAATGTTTTTAGGGGATTCAGACGAAATAAGGGATATTATAATTGACATTCAAAATAACATTAGAAATGGCAGACGAAATAACATTAGCTGTAAAGATAGAAGCGGCACAAAGTGCCAATACTATTAAAGACTTACAAAAATCACTAAAAGCATTAAAAGACGAACTAGTTGGTGTTTCAGTTGGTTCTAATGAGTTTAAAAAACTATCTCACGCAATTAATGAAGCTGAGGGCAAAATAGGAGATATAACAGACTCTTTTAGCACATTAACAGGTTCAGGAGTTGAACGTACAGAAAAGTCATTATCCCTATTACGTGAAGGGTTTACTAAGTTTGATACTGGTAAAATAAAGCTAGGATTTAAGGCTCTCGCTGGGGCTATGTCTGCTGTTCCTGTATTCTTATTAATAGAAGGGTTTAATTATTTACGTGAGCATTTTGATGAGTTAAGTAAAGGCTCTGGGATATTAGCTAATGTGTTAAGAGGGGTAGGTAGTTCTTTAGAATGGATAAAGAATGTAGCAAATGAGGCTGGTGATATACTTAATGTTGCTTTTGGTTTTTTTAGTGGGGGAATAGATGGTATAACTGATGCAGCTCAAAGATTAAAACAAGAAAAATTAGTAGAAACTTTAGGTGAAGACTTAAAGAAAGCGGCAGAGGAAAATAAAGAAGCCTTAAGCCAACAGAACGCTGAATATGACAGACAGATAAAAGTTGCAAAGGCAGCAGGGAAAAGCACAGTAGAATTAGAGAAAGCCAAACAACAAGCTATTATTGATACTAATAAATTAATAGTAGAGCAAATTATAGCATTCGTTAGAGCTGGTGGAGAGTTAGATGCAGAGAAAAAAAAGCAATTAACAGCGAGTCTTAATTTTATTAAGGATGCCAAAACAGAGGAGATCGTTATAGATTTAAATCATAAGGAAGAATTAAAAAAGAAAAACGAAAAAGCAGCAGAAGATGCAAAGAAAATAGCTGATAAAGAAAATAAGGAGGCAGCAGCAAGAGTACAGAGTAAGTTAGATATGTTAGATGCCTTTTATGCTGCTGGTTTTCAAAAGGAGGTTGACTTTGCACAGGCTAAAATAGATTATGATAACAAGGTTAACGCTGTATTAGACGAACAGGCGGCAAAAAGGGCAGAAGCAGAACGTAACGCATTAGCTAAACAGGATGAGGAAACATTAGCAAGTATTGAAAAAAGAAAAGAAGGATATAAACAATTTGAACAACAAAAGTTTGAATTAACTAAACAATCTTTAACAGCCATTCAAGGTATAACAGACCTTGTATTTGCACACCAATTAAGACAAGCGGCTGGGAATGCCCAAAAAGAAAAGGAAATAAAGAAAAAACAATTTAATCTTAATAAGGCTTTTGGTATTGCCGGAGCTACAATAGACGGTGTTCAAGCCGTTCAAAAGGCTTTAAACAATCCTTATCCTTTAAACATTGTATTGGCTGTTTTAAGTGGTGTTATGGCGGCGGCAAATGTAGTAAAGATAGCAAGTACTAAGTTTGATGACGGTGGTTCCGTAGGAGGTGGTGTGGACACAAATGCAAGCGTAGGTATTGGTAGTGCAGCATCGGCAGCACCTCCTGTAATATCAACACCGCAAAACACAGTAGATACAACTAAATTCGATTCATCAGGCAAGAATCTTGAAGCACCTATCCCTAAAGCTCAAGTTGTAGAAACAGAAGTTACAAGTAAACAAAATACAGTTAGTAAACTTGAAAATCAAGCAGTTTTTTAAAAATAAGCATTATATAAATAACATGGACTTACCGTTAAGAGAAATAATTTTCAATGAAGATGATCAGGGGTTTGGAGTATTTGCAATGTCAACTGTTAAAAATCCTGCCATTAAACGTAATTTTGTTTATTTCAATGAACAGCAAAAAGTAAGATTTTCCTTACAGGAAGAAAAAAAAATAGTATTTGCTCCTGCTTTAATCCCTAATCAAAAGGTTTATAGAAATATTGATGGCGAGGAATTTTACTTAACGGTATCAAAAGAAACTATCCAAAAAATAGCAGTTGATTTTGTAAAGAATAACAGGATGAACAATGTAAATGTTGAGCATCAGGATAACTTAATAAATGGCGTTACAATGTTTCAGGCATTAGTAACAGATGAGCATACAGTGCCAAGTGTTAAAGGGTTTGAGGACTTGCCTATCGGCACTTGGTTTATAGGAGCAAAGATAAATAATGATGAAATTCTTAACGGTATCAAAGAAGGTAAATTTAACGGATGGAGCATTCATGCAATGTTTCAAAGTAGAGATGTTAAGTTATCAAATCAATTAGATGATAACACTCTAAGAGTTATGTTAAATAAAATTTTATACAACATTTAAAACAAAAGGCATTATTTGAGTATGAGTAATATTTTAGAAAAAGCTATGGAAAAAGTAAAAACATTTTTTAGTGGTGTTGTAACACCAGAGGAAATAGAGGCAATAAAGAGCTGGGTTAAATTAGCAGAAACACCTGTTACTCCTGACGTACCAAAAAAACCTTTAGAAGTGAAAACTAAAGACGGAAAGATATTTTCTATCGAAGGAGAATTAAAAGCTGAATCAGTAATTAAAGAAGCTACCCCTGAGGGATTAGTAGATGTTGCGGATGGCGAATATGAACTTGAAGATGGTACTAAAATAAAAGTTGTAGGTGGTAAAATTTCAGAAGTAGCTGCTAAAGCTACTGATAACACTAATACAGTTCCTGCTGAAATGGCTAAAGTAATTGCACAATTATCAGAGCAGAAGAATGCTATTGAAGTAAAATTCGAGGCTCAAACAAAAGAGATTGACGAGTTGAAAAAACAACTTGTTGTGTTATCAAAACACATGACAAAGATATTAGAAACTCCAATAAACACAGTAACAAAAACAAAAGTAGATATAGAAAATATGTCAGCTTTTGAGAGACGTAATT